ATGGAACTTTACCTTTTTACGGCAACACAAAACAACTAATATACTTTGATGAGGCGTTGAGTGATGAGGAGTTGAGTGATTTGACTGGTCAGGTAAACTTGAGTTTTAATAATTTAGCAACATTCTACGGATATACAATATTATAATTATGGCAGAACCAACAATACAATTAGGAGGCGGTAACTGGGCTGGAAAGACAGACAACCTTTTAGGATACTACAAAGAGGGTGAACGATTCTATAAACAAGACTTCACATTCTCAAGAAGCACAAGCGGTACAAGAGTTAATTCAAGTGGGTTGATTGAGGTTGCTGGAGTAGTTAGCACAACGGAATTAGTAACTAATGGAGATTTTGCTACGGATACGGATTGGACTAAAGAAACAGGTTGGAGTATTAGCAGTGGCGTAGCGAGTTATAATGGAAGTGCTAATAATAATGCTTTATATGAAAATTTAAATCTTACAACTGGAACAACATATAAATTAGTATTTACTGTTGTAAATTATGTAAGCGGTACTTTAGTGGCTGCTTTAAGCACTGGTTCATTAACAGGAAATACTCCCAATATAACCGCAAATGGTACTTATGCTTTTGATTTAACAGCAACAGGCCCGCTATGTATATTTAGGAGCACTTCAAGTTTTACTGGCTCAATCGACAACGTATCAGTTAAAGAAGTATTTCAAAATGACATCCCTCGCGTTGACTACCTTAACAACACCAATGGCTCACTAATTTTGGAACCTCAGAGAAGTAATTTGATTCGTTATTCGAGTGATTTTACTGATGGTGCTGGCTGGTCATTACAAGCCAATGTCACTTTAACAAGCAATTCTGCTATTAGTCCAGATGGAACTTTAAACGCAACAAAACTTGTAGGGAATGGAACAACTGGCATTTATAGATATGTTACTGCTTCTGGTGTTATTTCTAAAACGATATATATCAAAAGTGTAGTAGGTAATGTTAATGTGAAATTAAAAGACCCAGGAGGAACTGATGAAAAAACAGTAAATGTCACTACACAATGGCAAAGGTTTGATTTAATTGGAAGCAATTCGACAAGTACATCGGGTTTATGGGTAACTAATATTCCAAGTAGCGGTATTTACATTTGGGGAGCCCAGCTCGAAGTCGGCAGCTACCCCACCTCGATAATAAATACTATAGGCTCATCCGTTACAAGAAATGCGGATGCGTGTAGCTTAACAAACGTTGCGGATAGAATAGGACAAACGGAGGGGGTTGTTTATATGGATTTTGTAGCACAAAGAACAGACGGTGTTAGTCAAAGTCATTTTTGGTTAGGTGCAAGTGGTAGCGAAATAGGATTATATGGAGGTAGTCAGTTTATATTTTATTCAAGCGGTGGTGTTCAAATAAACGGAGGTAACATAGTGAATGGACAAAGATATAAAGTTGCTTTTGGATATAAAGCAAATGATTATGTTGCTTACATTAATGGTACTCAAGTTGGCACAGATACAAGTGCAACTGTTCCGACAATGTCTGCGTTGGTATTAAATTCTTATTTTGATGGAACTGAATTACAAAAGAAAGATATAAACGATTTTAAACTATACAATACAAAATTATCAAATAGCGAATTAGCAACATTAACCACATTATAAGAGTAATAAATACACCTATAAAAAGAACGAGAGTAAAAAAATGATTTTTAAAAAATACGAATTTACAGACAAGCAATGGGAAACCATTAGACCAACCTTATATAATAAAAATGAGGAGGGCAACGAAACTTTGATACCAGCAATCAATGCAGTTGTTGAAATAGGACATATTTGCAAAGCATTTGATGAGGAAGGCGAATGCACAGACCTATCGACTAAATATAGCGTTGATATGTTATTAAACGAAGAGGTTGAAAGCCTTGAGAAATATGAGGTTTATCCTGACCCAGTAGGTGTTCACACTTTTGCTGGAGATGACTCGCTTTATTTAAAGGCATACTGTGAAAAATATCCTGAATCAACATTCTGTGTGGTTCCTGAAACGGATGATGAGGAATGAAAGTTTATTTGACATCCATATTGAAAGTCATCATACTATTTTTTGCACCAATAAAACCGCTTATAATTTTAATTAGTTTAAGCACCATTATTGATACTGCATTTGGTATTTGGAAAGCCAAACAACTAAACGAAAAAATCACATCCAAAATATTTAGGAATGGACTTGTTCCAAAACTAATTTCATACATAACAACCATTATGATGGTGTATGGTTCGGATGTGTTTATCATTAACGAACTAACAATGAGTGTTGTGGATGTAGAGTTTCTTGCAACCAAAATCACTGCACTAACTTTAATCAGCATTGAAGTTAAGTCAATGGACGAATCATTTATTGCGGTCAAAGGGTATTCGTTTATTGATAAATTCAAACAAATGATTTCCAAGATCAAAGACGTTAAAAAACAACTATGAGGGCAATCCATAAGATAATCATTCATTGCACTGCAACACGTGAAGGTGATGACATCAGCGTTGATACAATACGTAGATGGCATTTGGCACGTGGGTGGTCTGATATTGGTTATCATTATGTCATTGATATAAAAGGTGAGATTCATGCTGGTCGACCAATTGAATTGATGGGAAGTCACACAAGAAGTGAAAATAAATATTCAATTGGGATTGCATATGTTGGGGGTGTGGAAGCTGATGGCAAAACACCAAAAGACACAAGAACAAAAGCACAAAAGGATTCAATTATAAGACTTGTAAAAAAGTTAAAAGGTTGCTATCCTGATGTTACTATACATGGTCATAATGAGTTTTCAAATGGTTTGAAGGCGTGTCCATCATATAATGTACAAAATGAAAAGGATTTATTCGGATGAATGGATTGAGATTTTTAATAAGTATCCGCAATTTGAAAATGAACAACGCGTTCAATATTATAAAAGGATAGCTGACTTGACTGGTAAATCACCAGCAAGTGCAAAAAAATACTTCTTAAAATTAAAATCCAAGATTGACACATATTGTGAAATGGCTGGTGTGCCAACTCACAATGTCAAACATGGTTGGGTTAAAACCAAAGATGCATCACTATTTTTCAAGAATCCTGACTTTGAAGGTGCGGTTGATTATGATAAAATTCGTGAACAACTAATCAATGATTTAAAAGATTATGCACCAACCTACCCACCACTAACACGAACTAAAATACAAGATGGTCATTTGCTGGTTGTTGATCCAGCTGATGTACACATTGGAAAACTTTGTGAAGCATTTGAAACTGGGGAGGACTACAACACGAATATTGCAGTGCAACGTGTGAAGGAAGGTGTTCAAGGCATCATTGACAAATCACGTGGTTATAATATAGACCAAATACTTTTCATTGGTGGTAATGACATATTGCATATTGATTCCCCAAAAAGACAAACGACATCAGGCACACCACAAGATACGGATGGAATGTGGTATTCAAACTTTCTTATGGCAAAACAAGTTTATGTTGATGTTCTTGAGATGTTGCTTCCATTGGCTGATGTTCATTTTACTTTCAACCCATCAAATCATGACTATCAAAGTGGGTTTTTTTTAGCGGATGTCATTCAAACGTGGTTTAGAAATAATAAGAATATGACCTTTGATTGCTCAATTGCACATCGTAAGTATTTTAAATATGGTCAGAACGTGATTGGCACAACACATGGTGATGGTGCAAAGATGAATGACCTTCCATTGCTCATGGCAGTTGAGGCAAAAGAATATTGGGCAAATACAAAGCACAGATACATTTTTACCCACCATGTTCACCATAAGCAATCGAAAGATTATCAGGGTATCACAATTGAATCATTGCGTTCACCAAGCGGTACGGATTCATGGCATCATCGGAATGGATACCAGCATTCACCAAAAGCAATTGAAGGCTTCCTATTACACAAAGAGCATGGTCAGGTTGCGAGGTTTACGCATTTATTTTAAAACAATCTGCAAAGCAATAACACCAAGTGCAATCAATAATGATTGTCGTGAACGTTTAAGTTTGTGTTGTTGTCTTTGGTTGCTGGTCAGTACAACATCATAACGTTGTTTAAGGTCATTTAAAGCGTGTTGAGTGCGTTTAAGGTTTGTTTGTGTACTATCTATTAACTGGGTGTATTTAAGTTCCTTAAACGCGTTTATTTTTGATTGAGCAACAAGAGAATCTTTTTGCAACAGTTCAACATAAATATTATCCATTTGACTAATGGTAATAGTAACCAAAGTATCACCAGTCGTTTCATCTATTAATGCGGTTTGAGAATAGCTTAATACGTTCAGAAGAAGGAAGGATATGGTAATTAGAAACTTTTCTTTCATAATATAGTTTAATTGTATCTTGTTGTTTTTGTAAGCTATCCAATTGCAAATAAATAGTGTCTGTATTTGTTAAGATAGGCGGTTCAATATTTTTCATGCGTGTTAAATCGTTGATCATTAATGATGCAACAATCAATGCAAATCCAAGTGTTAGAATGTAGTATTTCCAGTTCATAATTGTTCTTTGACTTTGTGCCAATAGGCGAGTGTTTGTGGTTTCTTGTATCCATTTGGTCCACCATTCCAAACACGTGCAATGCGTTCAGGTGTTCCGTTTGGTGAATAGTATTCTTGTATAATATAAAATATTTCAATGGATTTTGTTTTGTTCCATCTATCATTTAACGTGTATTGTTTGCGTTTTACAATGCGGTTCACATCTTTTATCATGATTGGTCTAATCTGCAAAACACCACAAGCATCCTCACGTTTGTTCCAAGCGTTTGGATTGTTGCGTGATTCAACATGAATGATTGCATCAACCAATGAATTACCCCTTGCCACATTATCAAATAATGGTGTGGATTGGAATAAATAAATAAACAATAAAATCATAGGTTTACAATATTTTCTTCCGTTAAACTATCCATTAACTTGCTAAAGTTTGTCACCAGCTTGTCATGGATTTCATTCTTTGTATCTTGTTTTTCAAGCAAGTCACAAGCATCCACAACAAATGTTTCAAGGGTACGTGACACACGTTTAATATCACGTTGTACTTTCACACCATTTATTTCGACATCATCCAACAAAGGAATCATCTCAAGTGAAAGCAAGTATAGTTTAATTAATGGGTTCATCTTAAAAACTGGATGCGGTTTGGTACTTTAAAAACTGAACACAAATTGATGTGATCTTCAAACGATGGTTTTTCGTATTCACATAACGCTTCATATGTTTTAAGTGCATTGATAATTGTGGAGTGGTCACGAAAGCCCATCAACTTTCCAATTGATGCAAGTTTTAAGTTTAATATATTACGCAAAAAATAAATAGTTGCATACCTTCCGCGAATGATTTCTTGTTTGCGTGTTTTGCTGCAAATCAAATCCTTCATATCGGTAGCGGTTAAATTACCATACAAAACTTTGATGATTGGTTTCTTTGCATAGTACTTTGCAACCTGATATTTGATTGCATCAGGTGTTGTGTATTCAGCCAGTTGTTTGTTTATCTCATAAACATCAAATGCTGGTATTAAATAAGGATGTACGTTTTTCATTTTGTAATAAGTGAATCTTTTGTATAGGTTAATCTTGGAACTGGAATCTGCTCACCATTCTCATCAACATAATTTGCATTGTATTTCATTGCTGCAAGTGCTTGTTTAGATGCGGTTTCAAAGTTCTTCAGTTCTTGGTGTAGCATTTGCCATTGTTCAATATGCTTAAAGTCATAGCGTGTTGCACCATTCCTGCGTTCAAATTTAATACCATGCAGTTCAAAGGATTTGCCATACTTTTCTGATTCTTCCAGTGCAATTGGTTCAACATCCTTAATTGCTTGGTCAATCTCGCGTTTTAATTCTTTGAGTTCTGCATATGCAATCAGGGGATCGGTCATCCCCTGAATTACATTCTTTGCTATATCATTAAAATGGGAGGTTTTCATTTGTATCTTTATTTAACGATTGGTATTCTTTTGACATCATTATTTTTTCCTTAATAAAGTCAGGAAAGGAATCAAATAGTTCTTGCTTGAAATTATCATAAGTAAATTCTTGCCGTTCATTAATTTGATCAGGGCAATCCATACCTTTTGGTAGCATTGACACACTGGCAATATTTGCATATGTTTTGCCATTGCCTGATGTTTTGTGCGTGATTGATAAAAGACAAGGCACACCAAGAAGATTAGTCACATCAAATGAACTTGCTTCTTTGTCGGTAAATGATTTACCTCGCCAAGATTCCAAGAATGCACGAAGGGTTGATTTTTCGTGTAAGGATAGTGTGAACTCCTTTGCAATGACACGAGGTTGTTCACCACGTTCTTCATTGAATGTCATTGTTTCAGTTGGTAGTTCCCAAGTGATTCTTACTTTGTTTCGTTCTTTGGTTTCACCATTAAAGGTTTCCTCAATAGTTCCAATGTGAATCATTGAATAACATCTTGCTGGATATGAACCAGCTGGAATGATTTCAATGCTTTTTTTTGTTTGGTTTGTTGTTGCTAAAATTGCCATGTTTATATAAATTTAATAAATTTTGTTTCGTGAAAATAATCAATCAATGACATATGGAATGACTTTGCATTGCTAATTGCTTGTGCAAGTAGTTCCAAAATTGCATCGTGATTGTTAAATGTAATGTTTCTTTTGCCTTCCAGCACACTATTAAGTGTGTGAATAGATATGTTGTGCTTGTCTGCAATCCTTCTTCGTTCAGTTACGGATGTGCAACACTTCAAAATATCTTTGAGTTCGTTTGATATTGTGTTTTGAAATTTCATTTTAACTTTTTATATATGGTTTCGTATTCTCTGATCTTTGATTTTATTCTAATAGATGGTGAATAATGTTCTTCATCATCATTATAATAATCAATGTACATCTGCTCCAGTTCATCAAGTTTATCTTGTACCAACTTTCGGAGTTGTGACTTTTCATACTCGGTCATGGTAATATTCTAAAAGTGAAACAATGCCAATCGCAAACATAATTGTTGCAATGACTGAATAATTAAGTGCAAACAATGCCAAACTAAATGGAAGGTATGTTGCAAAGTAGATAATAATATTTTTTTTCATGTTGTTATATTGAACTGCAAATGTATATAAAAATATTACAATAAAAAAAATAAAATAAAACTTGCATTGTATTAATATTTTATACTATATTTGTATCATAATAATAAAAACAATAACAAAAATGAACAACACAATTAAATTATTAAAGCAGACAATTGAAACATCAAAAGACAATTTAAAAAAATTCTCAAGTCAATTACAAATGGAAAATGGTAGAATTATTAGTCACAATTATGTTATATCAGTAGCTGGCGTATATACTATAACATCAAAAGATGGTATGTTACATTATAAGTCAAATACAGAATTTCCTTCTTACTTTACAAAAGAAGGTGCAGAAGCAAATGTAAAAGCATTAAAAGTTAATGATGATAGAGAAATTAATATTGTAAATAGACACAAATGGTATAACCAACAAATAGAAAATTTAAAAAACTTTATTGAAGTAACTGAAAAAGCTATTTTAAATTTAAAATAACTAACACAAACCCTTCATCATATGGTGAGGGGTTTTTTAATATACATACATTATGCAATACACAATCGAAGATTTAGGACATTTTTATTTGCAATCAATAGGATTGGAAACTTATGATCATTATTCAAAGAAACACATTGAAAATATAGGATGGCAAGTTTTAGAATCATATGGTTCAATCGACAAAGCAATTAACCATTTTATAAATTAGGACGCGTTTTGAGATTTTTTCCCTTATTGCTCCCCCTGAAAAATCATTTTCATTTTAAGGGGGGGGGGTCACTTGGGAAATAAATGTGTCCTAAATTGTTAAACTATATGATTATCAGCGTTTTACGCGGACACATAGGATTTGTTTTGTTAGTCTAAAAATAAAAATTATAAATTTGTATCCACAATATGATAAAAAACACAAAGATTTCTATCTTTAAATCACTATTTAAGTCATCGGATGTGCCCTATGATGTCCAACTTGACCAATCACTTAAAAGAATAAAGGAAGGAAAGTCAAAACACATCATTGATAAGATGATGACACTGGAAGGTGATGCACGTTCTAAACTTAAAAATCAATTACCTTGTATCATCTTTGGTGGTGTATTTACACAACGTAAAAAGTCAGGACTCAAAGAACATAGTGGTCTTATGGTATTGGACTTTGATAAAATACCAAATAATAAGATGGATATGATGTTTGACCAACTGAAGCAAAACAAACATATTGTTTCGGTATTTATGTCACCATCAAGAAATGGATATAAAGCCATTGTATCAATACCAAAATGTAACGCAAAAGAACATGAACAATATTTTAAGCAGTTTAACAAGGATCACCTTTATGACTATTTTGATGGTGCTACTTGCAACGTCGATCGAGTTTGTTTCGAATCATACGATCCAAATATTTACATTAATTATGAAGCTATACAATACAATCCAAAGCTGGTTGATGATGGTTTTCTAATTGCTGAAAAGATTCCAACGATACCAATCAATGATGATTTCAAGAAGATTGAACTTATTATGAAGTTTAACTGGCAAAAGGATTTTATTGAGGGTGAACGTAACAATTTTATCTTGGACATTGCCAGTGCTTTTTGTGAGTATGGTATTCAAGAAATTAATGCAGTTAATTACATACTTAATAATGTGGTTCATGGTCAGTTTAGTGAAGATGAAACAAAGAATACAATTAAAAGTGCATATCGGATTCGACAATTTGGTTGCAAGTATTTTGAAGATTGGTCCAAAATAGATAGTATTAAAAAGGATTTAAAGTATGGAAAGGAAAAAGTTCAGGAACTGCACAACATTAATGATGATGTTTATGACCAAGTAAGTGAAGAATCAGAGCATGATGACTTTTGGTATTATGATAAAAAGCAGAACATTAAGATTGATCCATTAAAGTATAAATTATTTCTTGAAAGGAATGGATTTAAAAAGTTCTTCTTTGCTGATAGTCTTAAACCATCCTTTGTAAAAATACAATCAAACATAGTATCTGAAACATCAACTGAAATAATAAAGGATTTTGTTTTATCTTATCTATTAGACAATAATGAAATTGATGTTTATTCATATGTTGCTACATATCAAAACTTATTCACTGATTCGTTTCTAACTATATTAGAAACAATTGACCTGATGATGTTGAATGATACACAACACAAATCATTCATTGCATTTAGAAATGGAATACTTGAAGTTACAAAAGACAAAGTATTTTTAAATGAGTATGTCAATGTAAATGGGTATATATGGAAGAACCAAATCATTGATAGGGATTTCAATCAAAATGATAATATAGACAATGATTATCAAAAATTCATAAATAACATATCCAGCGGTGAACCATTATCCATTGAATGTACAATTGGTTATTTATTACATACCTATAAGAATAAGATAGACAACAAAGCTATAATACTAAATGATGAGGTTATTAGTGACAATCCTGAGGGTGGCACTGGAAAAGGTTTATTTGTTCAAGGGTTAAAAGAAATTAGGCGTGTTGGCATATTAGATGGAAAGTCATTTGATGATAAGAAATCGTTTCCATATCAGACTATAAGCCAGGATACGCAAATTCTGGTTTTTGATGATGTCAAGAAGAATTTTGACTTTGAGTCAAAGTTTAGTTTAGTTACTGAAGGAATAACACTTGAACGCAAAGGAAAGGATGCAATCAAGCTGGGTGTTGAGGAATCACCAAAGATGTTGATTTCAACCAACTATGCAATTAAAGGTGAAGGGAATAGCCATGACCGAAGAAGGCATGAAGTTGAGGTGGCTCAATATTATAATAGTGATTTAACACCATATGATGATTTTGGTCGAACATTATTTGATGACTGGGATGATGATGAGTATGCACGATTTGACAATTACATGGTTGGTTGTATTCAATTATATTTTACACATAAACTAATAAAACAAACCAATGCCAAGAATATTAAATTGCGTAAATTCATCAGTGAAACATCACAAGAGTTTTATGAGTGGTGTAATTATGATGGAACTGAATTGTTTAATATTAGATTAAATAAACGCAATATGTATGATCAGTTTGTAAATGATTATCAAGATTATAAGAAATGGTTAACACAAAAGAAATTCAACATTTGGGTTAAGAAATACGCAAACTACATTGGTGGGGAATATACTGAAGGACACACGAATGGTGATAGATGGTTTATGATAGATTATGATTTACCTTTTTAAATTATGAATATAACAAACGAAGATAATATGGACTTAATGGCAAGGTATGATGATAATCACTTTGATTTGGCAATAGTTGATCCTCCTTATGGGATTGATATTGCTAATATGAATATGGGAATAGGTAACATACCAAAAGCAAGTAAAGCTAAAAATAGAAAATGGAAAGCTAAAGATTGGGATAGTGATATACCAAGTGAGCAGTATTTTAAAGAATTGTTTAGAGTAAGTAAAAATCAAATAATTTGGGGGGGTAATTATTTTGATTTACCTCCTTGTGGAAAGTTTATTATATGGGATAAAGAAATACCAAAAGGTTTGAGTTTTAGTGATTGTGAATATGCTTGGACTTCTTTTAAAGGTGCAAATAATATGTTTAGATATAGTGCATATAGAAACAAAAGCGAGAAATTTCATCCAACACAAAAACCACCTCAACTATATGATTATTGTTTAATGAACTTTGCGAAAGAAGGAGATAAAATACTTGATACACATCTTGGTAGTGGTTCAATAGCCATTGCTTGTCATAATCTTGGATTTGATTTGACTGCTTGTGAGTTGGATAAGGAATATTATGATAGTGCAATGAAAAGGTTGAATAATCATAAACTTCAACAAAAGTTGTTTTAATGGAATTAAGAGATTATCAAAAGGACATTGTAAAGCGTGGTGTTGACATCATTGCAGACCATCGTTTGCTTTATTTGCAAATGGAGGTTAGGACTGGCAAAACACTAACATCATTATCAATATGCGAAGAACTTGGTGCATCCAATGTTTTATTCATAACTAAAAAGAAAGCCATAACCAGCATCAAAGATGATTATGATAAATTTGGGTTTAGCTTTGATATAACTATAATAAACAACGAATCATTGCACAAAGTAAATGGTGACTTTGATATTTTGTTATCTGATGAACATCATCGAAATGGTTCGTTTCCAAAGCCAAACAAATCAACTAAACTAATCAAACAACGTTGGTCTACATTGCCAATGATATTCTTAAGTGGTACACCAAACGCGGAAAGCTATTCCCAAGTTTATCATCAATATTGGGTAAGCATACATTCACCATTTAAACAATGGATTAATTTCTATAAATGGGCAAAGGAGTTTGTTAATGTTACGGAACGCAATTTTGGTTATGCTAATGTCAAAGACTATTCAAGTGCTGACTATAATAAGATTAAACCATATATTGATAAACACATTATAACATACACACAATCAGAAGCTGGATTTGAATCCAATGTTAATGAACACATATTGTGGTGTGATATAAAGGAAAGCACACACGATATTATTAATACATTAAAGAAGGACAAGATTGTTGTTGGTCGTGCTGGAGCAATCATAGCAGACACATCAGTCAAGATGAAAAATAAGATACATCAACTATGCAGTGGTTCGTGTATTCTTGAGGATGGTAGTGTTGCGATACTTGACACATCAAAGGCGGAATACATACGTGATAAATTCAAAGGGCAAAAGATTGGGTTATTCTACAAGTTTAAAGGTGAACTGGATATATTAAAGCAAGTGTTTGGTGATACATTATGTACTACATTAGATGATTTTAATGGTACTAATAAGAACATAGCACTTCAGATCATATCAGGTCGCGAGGGTATATCATTACGTGAAGCTGATGCACTGGTGTATTACAACATTGATTTTAGTGCAATATCATACTTCCAGTCAAAAGATAGGATGACTACAATGGAACGCAAGAACAATGATGTGTATTGGGTATTTGCTCGAAAAGGTATTGAATCAAAAATATATAAGAGTGTTACCAATAAAAAAGATTATACATTGAGAATGTTTAAAAGGGATTATGAACTACCAAAGTAAAGTTATTAAGGAATATAAAGACAAAGGTTATATGGTGTTAAACATAATAAGATTGAGTGAGAATGGGTTTCCTGATCTTATGTGTTTAAAAGATAGCAAGGTTGTGTTTATTGAGTGTAAGACTGGTAATGATACCTTAAAGCCATTACAACGTTATAGGATTGACCAGTTGCGTGAAATGGGCTTTGAAGCAATGTGTTTGAAAGATGATAAAATTATTTATTAAATTTGTAGCGATATGACAAAACAAGAACAACAAGAATTTTTTGATCAGTACATTAATAAGATGCGTGATGTACTACTAAACAAAGGTGATGACTATGCCAATGTAGATAGGTTGTCAAACTTCAAGATGGCTGGTCAAATAGCTGGTGGGAATGCACAACTTAATTGTTTAAACCTTATAGCAACAAAAGTTGCAAGACTTGGTGTGTTACTTAATAGTAATGATGAACCAAAGAATGAATCAATTAATGATTCAATCATGGACCTTGCTAATTATGCATTACTACTTGCAATGATTAATGATGAGAATTGAAATAGGAGAATATAAAGAACAAATATCTTTTGGAATAAGTTTCAATCGTTTTAATAATAACAAAGCGTTGATATTTGATTTTGGTATTTATTATTTAGAGATAAGAACAATATGAAAGTAAACCAAATAGTTGATGGATTTTATGAGTACAATGAACCATACTTTGATGTGGACTTATTAGATACGGACGACCTTTATGCAATCCAAGAGATTGCCACACAGAACGTTATTCCATTGTTCTTGGGTAAGATGATAAACAAACCAGCGGAAGAACTATATTCATCACGTTATGGTTTCCATTTACCACATAAAAAGTTTTGTGAACTACTGATTCAATACTTTCCATTTGAAGATGCATTCATAATTGGTGATTGTAGTATTTACAACAAGTTTGGAAAGGAATTTACAGATGATGAACATAGACACTTTCATGAATAATTTGATAGGGATAGGGGGGTTTGAAATCTACAACAATATGTACTGCAAA